TTACGAAAGCTAAAATATTTAAGGGATGAAATAAATGGTAGCTAATGAACAAACGGAAATGGCTTTTATGCAAGAGCAAGGAGGACTAAAAGACCAAGGTGGTAGCAAAGACCCAGTATCAGGTAATGATATACCTTCAGGTTCTATGGCAGAAGAAGTACGAGATGATATACCTGCACAGTTATCAGAAGGTGAATATGTAGTTCCTGCCGATGTTGTTCGTTATTACGGAGTAAAGTTTTTTGAAGATTTGCGAGAAAGAGCAAAAATAGGCTTGCAAGAGATGGAAATGAATGGTAGAATAGGTGGAGAGCCAGTACCTGCAGGTGGTCCTACTGATGGCCCTCTTACTTCAGAAGAGATGGCAGTTCTTCAAGAGCTAGGTATGGCTGAAGGTGGTGTTGTAGATGTATATAAGCAGCAAACAGAACTTTATACAGCTCCAAATCCAGCTATAGGAAATACTGTACAAATGTATCAAGGTGGTGAAGTAAGGGGTTATGATCCTGGTGGTGATGTAACTCAATCACAACAAGCTCAACAAGATTTTTATAATTCAGCAGCAGAAGCTCAACAAGCAGGTTTTGTAGGATTTCCTTTAGGAACTACTGTTTTTGGACCAGCTTCATCTAGCACAGCTGTTACCAATCAAAAAGCTTTTACACCTGTAGAATTAATAAATACAAAACTTCCTTATGATATTGTTATGGCTACAACTCAAGAACTATACGATGACTATACTAATAAAGGGTATGTGCTTAATGATGGATCGTTCACACCTCCAGTAATGGGAGATAGTGGTGGTGATGGTGGTGGTGGAGGTGGAGGTGGAAGTGGAGATCTACCAGATCCTAATGCATGGGCAGAGGGAATTAATGCAGAAACCTCTATAGAATGGGTAAAGTCAAACTTATCAGGTCAAAAAACAGGCAGTGCTCTTTTAGATAATATAAACCTAGCTCAAAACTATGCAAGATCAGCAGCTCTTGCTAATATTGCAGAAGCTCAAGGTAATATAGAATTAGCTAATCAAATACGTGCAGAGATAAAAACTGTCTATGATAACAGTCAATTTATAAGAATGATGCCTGGTGAGTTTATTGATGGTAGTTCTATACAAAGTAAGCTAGGAGATACAATTGATTTATCTGTTAAGACTGATAAACCTAGAAAATTACCACCTCAAACACTTTCAGAATTTGGTAAATCAACAACAAGAAAAGCTAAAAATGTTAAGGCATCTAAAAACATATCTGATAAAAGAAAAGGATCGGGTATGGGTAAATCTACTGTTAAATCTACAGGAACAGGTGCAGATAAAAAATATACAAGTCCAGGAACTACGAGAGTAGAAGCAGGTACAGCTACTGCTGACGAAGTAAAAGATATAAAAGCTGATATAATAAAAAATGAAGGCACGTATAATATAGGTGGACGAAACAAAGGCGGTCTAATGACCAAAGGCAAAAAGAAAAAATAACTATAAGGCTACTCAGCTTCGGCTGACCCCAACAGAAAAGGAAAAAATATGCCTGAATTAGCAGAAGTAGAAACACAAAAGACAGCAGGATTTGTAGACAGAGGTTACAATCACGAAAAGAAACGTAGCCAAATGGAAGCTGAAGAAGAGGAGATTCGTAAACTTGAAGCTGAACAACGTGGAGAAACAGACGAAGAACAGCAACCAGAAAAAGAAGCTTCCAAAGAAAAAGAGGCCGATACAGAAGTTAAAGAAGAAACGTTATCTGCTGAAGAAAAATCGTTTAAAAAGCGTTACGGTGATCTAAGACGCCATATGCAAGAAAAAGAAAAGGAATGGGACGAAAAGTTTCAAGCCTTTGAAAAACGATTAGAAAAAGAATCTATTGTCCCACCTAAGTCTGATGAAGATATAGAACAATGGTCAAAAGAATACCCAGACGTAGCAGGTATTGTAGAAACTATCGCTGCTAAAAAAGCTAAAGAGATGTTTAGTAAAGCTGAAGCTCGTATGCAAGAGTTTGATAAGATTCAAGTAGAAGCTGAAAGAACTAAAGCAGAAACTACAATACGTAAATCACATGAAGACTTTGATGACCTACGTGCATCAGATGAGTTTCATAACTGGGCGGATGAACAACCTAAGTGGGTAAAAGATGCACTATATGAAAACTCAGATGATCCAGCTTCTGTAGTTCGTATTATAGATCTTTATAAAGTAGATAAAGGTCTAACCAAGAGTGCAAAGAAAGCAAAAGCAAAAGATGCAGCTTCTACTGTAACTAGACGTACTAAGACTCAAGTAGATGTAGAAGATGCACATGACGCAATTCGTGAGTCAGAAGTTGCAAAAATGTCCGATAGGGAATTTGAAGAACGATCTGACGAAATTAACAAAGCTATCCGTTCGGGTAAGTTTGTTTACGATATATCTGGCAAAGCTAGATAAAACTGTTGACAAATCAATTTTCAACAGTATAACTATGGGTATATTGACAAAAGCCTCACTTTGACTACCTTTTGTCATACCCAAATTCATAAAAAGTCTAAACTAAGAAGAACTACCTGGACAAGTATAGGCCCAGTGGTATTCGGTAGCGCAACCTAAATACTAACTGCACCCTAGAAAACGTACAGCCCCTTTTAGATGTTTAAGCTTAATTCAAGCCAAATATCAGGAGGATTTTATCATGGCTTTTACAACATCAGGAGGATACGGTAACTTACCTAATGGTAATTTTTCCAGTATCATATACTCCAAAAAAGTACAACTTGCATTTCGCAAGAGTACAGTATGTGGTGACATCACCAATTCAGATTATTTTGGGGAGATAGCTGCCCAAGGTGATACGGTGAAAATCATCAAAGAACCTGAAATCTCAGTAAGCGCATATGCTCGTGGGACTCAGGTTAATGCACAAGATCTTGACGATGAAGACTTTTCTCTAGTCGTTGATAAAGCTAACTACTACGCTTTTAAAATTGACGATATTGAGGAAGCTCATTCACATGTCAACTTTATGGATCTTGCTACCAATCGTGCAGCATATCGTTTAGCTGATCAGCATGACCAAGAAGTTCTTGGCTATCTATCAGGTTTTAAACAGTCTGCTTTACACACCGATGCTGACACAGTTAATGACCAAGTAAATGGTTCAAAAGCTGTATCAACAGCAGGTTCAGACGAGTTGTTATCTTCAATGAAACTTATTAAGTCTTCATTTGGTAACATCACAACTGGTTCTGCAGCAGATCACTCAATTCCTGTAGCAGCACGTTTACCAGGTGCAACTGCACTACCAACAGCAACTGTTTCTCCTGCGATGATTATATCACGTATGAAACGTTTGTTGGATCAACAACAAGTTGATTCACAAGGTAGGTGGTTAGTGGTAGACCCTGTGTTCATGGAAATATTAGCCGATGAGGACTCAAGGTTCTTAAATGCTGATTACGGTGAATCAGGTGCACTACGTAACGGTCTAGTACTGAACAACATGCATGGCTTCAGACTCTATACTTCTTCAAACCTTCCTTCAGTAGGTACAGGTTCAGGAACTACAGGTTCTGCAAACCAAAACACTAACTACGGTGTTATTGTTGCAGGTCATGACTCAGCAGTAGCAACTGCAGAGCAGATCAGTAAGACTGAAACATATCGTGATCCTGACAGCTTTGCTGACATCGTTCGTGGTATGCATCTATACGGCAGAAAGATTCTTCGTCCAGAAGCAATCGTAACTGCTAAATATAACGCAGCGTAAGGGGAGATTGAATTATGGCTTTAGGTGATAATACACTTCAGTCTGCTCGGGGAGCCAATGCTAACCCAGGTAGAAAACCCTACATGGTTCAAACTGTTTTGAATCTAGCAACTGCTTTGTCTGACAAAGGTTCTGCTCTTGCAGCAGCTGATGTCATTCCAGTAATTGCTGTCAAAAAAGGAACTATGATCATCAACGCAGGTATTGAAGTTGATACTGCTTCTGACGGTTCTACATTTACTGTAGATCTAGGAATGGTAGATGCTGACGTATTCGTTGATGGGTTTGATGGAACATCTGCTGCGGCAGTAGTTGCTCAAAATCCTGCAGCTTATCAGCCAGTTATGGCTGTTGCAGATGACAACATTGACTTGACAATTGCTACACTATCTGGTGGTGCAGTTACTACAGGTAAGTGGCGCATCTGGGCAGTTATGATGGACTGTACAGATCAGGGTAATGACGGAACTGCTAATGAAGTAGATCGTGACGCACTTGCATAAATAACTTAAGGGGCAGGGAAACTTGCCCCTTTAAGCTTATCTAAGGGATTTTTTAATGTCAACTTATATAACATTGGTCAACCAACTTCTTGTTCGTTTGAATGAAGTAACGTTAGATACAGCAGGTGAAGGATTTACTACAGTACGTAATGTTCAAGCACTTGCTAAAGATGCTATTAATAACTCCATTAGAAATATAGTCCAAACAGGACAAGAGTTTCCATTTTTAAAAACAACAAATACACAGACATTAACAGCAGGTACTAGGCAGTATGCTTTTCCTGCTGATTTTGCTTCTGTAGATTGGGATACTTTTTACATAAAAAAATTAGGATCTGCAGGTAATACACCTAGTTTTCTTCCTACAATATCTTTTGAAGAGTATACTCAAAGGTTTCGTGGATTAGATGACGAGGGTGATTCTGGTTCTGGTATATCAGCACCACAACGTGTATATCAAACATTAGAAGCAAAGTTTGGTGTTACACCTGTTCCAAACGATAGTTATGTAATAGAGTATGTGTACTTTTCATTTCCTGCCGATTTAGCAGCTTTTAATGATACATCTATAATACCTGATAGATTTAATCATGTAGTTATTGATGGTGCAATGATGTACATGATGAGATTTAGATCTAATGATCAAAGTGCTGCCATACACCAACAAAATTTTCAAGATGGTATACGATCTATGAGACGAATACTTATGGATGATCCGCTTGATGTTAGATCAACAGTATTACAAAGAAATAAATCATTTAGTAACACTATTAGCAGTATTGTATAATGGCCGAAAATTTAGCTTCCTTTAAAGTCTTCTGTCAAGGAGGACTAAATACTAGCAGAGATGTGCTATCTCAGGGTGAGACACAACCTGGATCAGCTATATCTTTAATTAACTACGAACCTGCTGTTACTGGTGGCTATAGAAAAATAAATGGTTTTAGTAACGACTACGGAACAGTTACAGGCACAGGAAGTGTATTAGGTGTTTGTGTAGCTAACGGCATTAATGATGGTATACTAGCTTGCCGTACACCCTCTAGTGGTAATAACTACTTACACAAATGGAATA